GAGTTATGACTTTAAACACCCTTCGTTCTTACGTTATGAAACACGTTATGTGGTCCGAACCATGTCCACTAGCGGTTGGCAGTCATGTACAGGTACGACCGTCAACTGGGCTGCTTCGACCTTGAAACGTCGGATGAAAACCCTTATGCTAAGAAAACTTAGTGTATAACCATAGCACCCTTTAAGAGAAGGGATCAACTGGAGTATGTAGTATGAAGAAAGTAAAGAAAGAAAATGACTTGATCGACGAATCAGGCCAAGTTCATCGTGTCGGTCCATCATTAGCTAAGATAAATGATACTTTTCCATCAGACCATGAGCTAAGTTTAAGACAGGCAGCTATAAATCCCGGCCACTATAAGGATGTAGTCCCAGGTTTCGAATACTTCGATATCATGGACCATGTTTTAGAAGGGTGGAAAGGCTCACAAGCAGCATGTTTAGCTAATGCATATAAGTATATGTTTAGACTAGGTAAGAAAGATGCAGTGTTGCAAGACCTCGGTAAAGCAATGTGGTATCTTGAACGTCTAGAAGATAATATCAAAAAGAATGGGAGAAAGTAATGGATATGCTTGTAATAGGACTTGTAGCATGGGCAGTTATTGCATACATTGTTGTAATTGACCAAACATGGGGCAATAAAGATTAAGGTGATTCTACCTAGAAAATTCCTTCTGAAAGAATGTAGTGTAGTAAAATCAATTAATATAGAGAGTAAAAATTATGTCTAAGTCAAACAACAGTACCCAAGTAGCAGTAGTTCGTGATGTAGAATTCCACTATCCTCATCTAGCTACTTCTCATGCACCATTCGGTAATGATATCTGGGATGTCCAGTTACGTACCAATGATCAAGATACTGCAAAGCGTCTTACTGATCTAGGTGTAGGTATTAAGAAGCATGAAGATGGTTATTTCTTCGGTAACGTTAAGCGCCCTACTACTAACAAGAAAGGTGATGTTAACGATGCTCCTGAAGTATTAGATGCAGCTAAGTCTAAAACAGCTATCGATCCACGTACTATTGGCCACGGCTCTAAAGGTCATGTCAAGTTGTTCTCTTACGAGTATAACTTCAATGGTAAATCAGGTACAGGTGTTCAGTTGTTAGCTATTCAGATCACCGAACTAGTGAAGTACGAGCCTAAGTCTGATAGTGATGACTTCGGTGTTGAAGGTGATGCGGTAGAAGCTGCAGATTTCTAAAGTTGTCGGGGTCAGCAATGGCCCCTTATTCTAATAAAAGGAAATAATAATGAACACTAAAACTAAAGGTACCCAAAAGCCTTGGGAATGTGAGCATTGCGGTAAAGTAGGTAAGAATCGTGCCAACTACCGCAGAGATCATGGTAGTCGTTGCCCTGTATACCTCATTAAGAAAAGTGGTGTAGACCGATTAATTGGCCTTGCAGTAGGTATTGCAGCCTCTATTGTCTTATGGGGATTATCAGAATGGCTATTGTAACTTTACTATCTGACAAGGTAATCAATCTAGTAAAACTATATACACGGGGTCATACTGACGCTAAAGATGTAGTAGAGATGCTAGAACAAGTTCTAATCGAAGATGGATATGTTACCCCTGAAGAAATTAACATGGGTGGCAATAACGAGGGTCAAGACCTTTAAGGAGATTTATGAAAAATATAATTGTAGACATTGAAACTGATGGGTTATTAACAGACTTAACCACAATTTGGTGTATAGCAATCAAAGAAGTAGGCGGTGATACATTATCTTTCTCAGACTATGATGACAGTCTGCCTGATAATGCTGCCGCCATACCTTACATGGAAGCTGCTGATCGTATCATAGGTCACAACTTCATAAGATTTGATGGCCCTGCTATTACTAAAGTTCTTAAGTACACTATACCTGTAACTAAAATCTACGACACTCTAATCATGTCTAGACTGAATCAGTTCAACAGAATAGGTAAGCATAGTATGAAGTCATGGGGTGAAAACTTATTATTCCCCAAAGGCGATTATAGTGACTGGTCTCAGTATACACCTGAGATGATGTCTTACTGTGTACAAGACGTTACAGTCAATGAAGCTATATACCTAAAAGTATTTGCTGAAGCTGACCTCATACTTAAAAGAACAGGTAATAAATATCAACAGGCGATTGATATCGAGCATAAGATGTCTCACTATACAGCTATGCAATGTGCTAACGGCTGGGAGTTTGATCAAGAAGGTAAACTTAAGTTAATGGAAATAATTCAAGAAGAATTAACCCATATCGAAAAGACTGTAGAACCTTTGCTCGGTAATATTACCATTATAGTTGATAAAGAACCTAAATCACCTAAGTATAAAAAGAATGGTGAATACACCTCTGTATCTGCTAGAGTTCTAAGTGAGTATCTAGGTACTTACATAGACCCTTCTGATGCTCTGAAAGTACCACCACCCATAGTAGCTGGCACTCGGTTCCAACGAACTATACTAACCCCTGCACGTATAGGTAATCAAGATCATCTAAAAGATTACTTAGAACGCAATGGTATCGTATGGGATGACTGGAACTTTAAACGTGTAGAAGGCTCATTCATAAAGACCTCACCTAAACTAACTACCACCTCATTAACTCGTATGGGGCCTACAGGTGTTATGATAGATAGGTTCTTTACTCTTCGTGCTAGGCTGTCAGTATTAACAGGCTGGGAAAAGATGTACTGGAATGGTCGTCTTCATGGTGATGTAATAGATATAGGTGCTGCCACAGGTAGACAAACCCATATCGGTATAGCTAATATACCCTCACCTAAAGCTGCCTATGGTTCTGAGATACGTAAGCTGTTCAAAGTACCTGAAGGTAAGACTATCATATCTGCTGATGGTGCTGCGTATCAAGCTCGTATCATGGCACACTTCTCTAAAGACAAAGAGTTTGTCAATGAGATTATCAGCGGTGATATACACCAAAAGAACGCTGATGCAATAGGTTGTAGTCGTGCAGACTCTAAGCCTTTCTTCTTTGCATGGGCTTTCGGTGCTGGTGGTCGTAAGTTAGCAAGTATACTAGGTATACCTGAAGCCGCAGGAAATAAAGCTAAGAATAAGTTTCTTAACCGCTGGCCTGCTCTTCGTGAGCTAACTGTTAAGTCTCAAACTGCTGCTAAGAGAGGATATTTAATGGGTGTCGATGGTCGAAAGATCATAGTCGAAGAACCATATAAAGCGTTTTGTTATCTGATACAAGGTACAGAAGCTATTATCTTTAAGCATACCATTGTAGAAATCAATGAGGCGTTTGAAGCTAAAGGTATTAAGTTCTTACAACTACTAGCTTATCACGATGAATGTAGCTGGGAAATTGATCCTGCTGATGCTAAAGAAGCTGAAGTAATAATCCGTCACTGCTTTGAAGAAACACCTAAGAAGTTCGGTATAACTCTTATGTGCGCTGGTGATGTTAAATGTGGTAGTGACTATCTGGAGGTACACTAATGAAATACTTTTATGATGCTGATGCGTTAGTATACGTAGCTTCTTGGGGTGATAAAACACTCGAAGAAGCCTTAGAAAAATTAGATCACTCTATAGAATCAGTCTTAGCAGAGCTATGGGCGCATATAGATGATGTAACTTTTGTAGTTAAAGGCGTAGGTAATTTCCGTCATGTGATATATCCTATGTATAAATCTCACAGAAAATCAGAGGAAGACCCGGAAAAGAAAGCTATTATGCTCGCTGTATATGAGCGATTGGTTAATCACTATAAAGCTATTAGAGCAGATGGTGAAGAAGCTGATGATGTAGTAGCTTATCTAGCCTTAGCCAACAACGGAACTGTAATAAGCCCAGACAAGGACTTACGAACTGTCCCAGTACCAATCTATAATCCTCAAAAAGAAGAACACTACCCCCTAGATGTAGATGGTGCTGATCTGATGTTGCACTTGCAGATACTAACAGGTGATAGCACAGATGGAATCCCTGGGATTAAAGGTATTGGCATTAAGAAAGCAGAGAAAATACTGCTAATGGTGCCAGCGTCCAAGAGGTTAGCAACGGTAAAGGAGTCCTATCGTACACTGTCTAATGAGTCTGATTGGCTAAGTTACTGTCAACTTATGACTGACTTAATTTATATCCGTCAGAAGCCACATGAACGTTACAATGTACGTACAGGGAAAAGGGAGATAATGGATGAAGAATTACAGTAAAGAAATGTGGGAGATATACATGCATTGTAATGTAAAACCTCTCTCAATCAATGCTGCGTACACTTTAAAAAGAAAAAAGAGTGCTAAGTATAGAAAGTTTGAAGACGATATGGCCTTAGAATTGTTTGGCTATGAAGTACCTCCTCACAGAGATATTAAAAGTATGAGATTCAAACTAGAAATACACTGGGGTTTTGCTACGTCATTAAGTGATGTAGACAACCCTATTAAAACATTGTTAGATGTACTACAGAGATGGTTTAAGTTTGACGATAAACAAATTATGAATATCTCAGCAAGCAAAACTGTAGTAGGTAAAGGTCAAGAATATATTGACTTTACACTAACAGAAATTCAACACACAGAAAACCAAGGAGTACCTTATGGGAAGCGGTCAATTTCAAAAGCACAGTAGTTGTGCTAAATGTGATAGCTCAGATGCAGTAGCAGTATACCTAGAAGATGATGATCGTCTGTCAGGTTATTGTTTCAGCTGCTCTACTAACTATTACAACTACGAAGAAGGTGAGAAGCCTAAGGCAGCTTACACTCAAGTTGAACCAGAAGATGTAATACCTGTTAGCGGTCTGCCATACGGGACTGCATCTAAACGAAAGATAAGTAAGAAAGTCGCTGAAATGTTTGGCGTAAAGAGTGCTTATGATTCTAACGGACAGGTAGATACAGTGTATTACCCGTACCACAAAGATCAAGAAGAACTAGGTAGTAAAGTAAGAACGATGCCTAAGACTTTTAGATTTCAAGGTGATATGGGCGATCAACTGTTCGGTCAACAGAACTTTGCAGCAGGAGGAAAGAGACTAGTAATAACAGAAGGAGAAGAAGACACTCTAGCTATAGCTGAATCTTATGAGCAAAAAGGACCTATATACCCTGTAGTTTCTCTAGCGTCAGCAAGCAATATGAAGGCACCTTTAGCACAGCGCGAGTGGCTAAGATCTTTCGGTGAAATATGTTTGTGGATGGATGCTGATAAAGCAGGTGAAGAGGCTATATTAAAGCTAGCTAAGATATGTGGCTATGATAAAGTAAAGATCGTTAAGGGCAAAGAGAAAGATGCGTCAGATGAGTACACTAAGCATGGCTTCATGGAAGTCAATAGAGCTATCTGGAACGCACAACCTTATAACCCTGCTGGTATAATGTCAGGTGAATCTATATGGGAAGCCTATCGTGACAAGAAGGAAATCCCCACTATACCCTATCCACCATGCTTATCTGTTGTACAAGAGAAGCTTAAAGGTATTAGGCAAGGTGAGATAACACTGTTTACTTCAGGTACTTCTATCGGTAAAAGCAGTATCATCAAAGAAACTGTGCTACACATCTTAGATACTACTGATGAGAAAGTCGGTATGATATCTCTAGAAGAGTCAGTCGGTTATACTGCTGGTAAATTTATAGGTATGCATCTAAAGAAAGATATGTCTGTAGGTGATACTACCGAAGATGAAGAACGTAAAGCCTTTGAACATGTATTCGGAGATGGTAGACTAATACTGTTAGATCATCAAGGTGCTGTATCTGATGGTAGCCTAGTAGACAAGATAGAATACCTGGCCTTAATGGGTTGTAAGTATCTTATACTCGACCACTTAACTATTGCTGTAAGTGAAGGTGTAGAGAAACTAACAGGTAACGAAGCCACTGATAGAATGATGAATGAGCTGTTACGTATCTGTAATAAGCATCAAGTGTGGATAGGCTTAATCAGTCATCTTCGTAAAACAGGCCTTCAAGGTAAGTCCTTTGAAGAAGGTAAGATGCCGTCGTTAGATGATATTAAAGGTTCAGGTAGTGTTAAACAAGTATCCTTTGATATCATAGGTTTCTCAAGAGACTTAACGTCTGATGATCCAATCAAGCGTAGTACAGTACACTTCTCTGTTCTTAAGAATAGATTCTCAGGTGTAACAGGTAGTGCAGGTGCCGCATCATATGACATTGATACGGGTCGATTAACAAGTATAGACTTAGTAGGAGAAGACTTCTAATGGTTATGATAATCAGTGGTATATTTTTTATAAGTATTGTTTCATCAATAATCGGTGCTTTATTAAAGCATAAGAGAGAGGTGTTTTAATGGTATTAGATACAGGAAATAACGAAAGCCCACTACGATATGAAAGTTGTGTCGTAGAGGACTTAGGTTTACTTTTATCTCCGTTAGATAACCTATTGTACGAATTAGGTTATATGCTAACGACATTTAACAATAAAGATGAAATGGCTCTGAAAGAAAGTGATATAATAAA